TGCTGCGGATGCGGCCGATAAGGTGGATGCCGTACAGATCGGTTCGGTGAATCTGATCGACGGCAGTGAGGAAATTACAATTACAGCACATTCAAGTCAAACGCACATATATAAAGCTTTTCCTCTTCACATTCGACCTGGGGATGAGTTTGCATTATCCGTTGAATCCATTGAGATATTGGCTGGCGCTCCAGAAGGATTTACTGTGAATATTGTCAATTCGACGTATAATAAGTCGTTGGCACTTGGTGAGTTAACACTTGACAAAAGAACGGCTGTCTATAAGATTCCGGAAAATGTAATAGAACAAGACGGTTGGTTTCTGATGTACGCGGGGAAATCGGGAAAAACCAACGGGGTTTCGGTCACCTACCGCGAAGCCATGCTTGTCAAAGGCAACCGTCCGACCTTAACATGGTCGCCATCGTTGAACGACCAGAAGGAGTACTCGGACAAAGCCCTGGACGCCTTGGCCGATATCGCCAACGACGATAAGCTGACCCCCAATGAAAAACAGGACGCCAAACGGGAATGGGATATTATCCAGGGCGAGAAACCGATCCTCACAGCCCAGGCCGATACGATCCAACTGAGCACCGCCGATTATCTGAACGTCTACAATGCCCTGAGCGCATACATCACGCCGCTGCTGGCGGATATGACGACGACCTCGACGATCACCGGGTCGGTTTTCAATGCGAGATTCAAAACGTACTACGATGCGAAGACGACGTTGCTGAAAAATATTCAGTACTATTCGTCCGGGCAGTTCCGGATCACTACGATCGACGCTACGGCGCTCGATCCGGATACTTATTATCCGGTAACATTCACTTTATACAATGCTACAGATTATAAAGCGACTTTTGATATCGGAACCGTATTAGGCGCGAGCGGGAAGCCTCCCTGGGCCACTCATGCGCAGGGATTCTCATGCAATTGCGCCTGGGAGTCGAACGGGAACCGCTGGGGCACGTTACCCGTCAAAAGGTATATCCATTCCTTTGCTTACAGCTTTGCAGAGAGTACGCCCGTCGGCAGCATCGGACAGGTGATAGAGGTATCGATAGAATACATATACGTTCGCGGCGGCGGCAGGTACACGGTGCGTACATCCGGCGTCCCTTTCATTGAATTGCATCCTTCCGGTTATCATTGGACTTCCGGAAGTTCATCCGGCGATCTTCCCACCCGGACGTCGATAGAAACGCCGGTCGTGAATCTCGATGCAGCGCAAAAAACAGCCCAAGAGGCTAAAGATGCGGCGGCATCGTTGAACACCACCGTCGCCAGCATGAAAGACTTCACCGACGAAGCCTTTGCCGACGGGATTGTGGATCGCGCGGAAGCGGCATCCATCGAGAAGTATATCAATACGGTCAACGAGACGGGCTCCGCAGCCGATGCCGCCTATGGCAAGCTGTATAACAATCCCTATCTGGGAGGTTCGGCGAAAACGGATCTTGCCACAAAGAAGAGTGCGTTTGACGCAGCTAAAGTAAGTCTTCTGAATGCCATTTCAGCGGCAATTGCGGACGGCAAAGCATCAGAAGCCGAAGTAAGGAACGTGAATGCACAATACACGGAATTCAATGCTGCATACAAAGATTTCACGAGAGCCATAGAAGATGCAAATCAGGCTATTCAGAACGAATTGAAATCCTATTCCGATGCCGCCCAGGATGCTGCCGATGCCGCAGCCGCAAGAGTTGCGGAATTGGAATTTCTGAAATCGGCATTTTCGGATATGACTACGGAGATATCGGACGGTTTGTTGCTTACAGGGTTTGTCGGCGTCCGCGATTCCGCATCGAATATCGTTGCGGGATTATCGGGTATTAACCCGTATTCCGATCTATCCCGATACCCGATACTGTTCGGCGGCGCCACTTCTGCAAAAGCGGCCAACGACGCTAAGTTTCGGTTTTATTCGGATGGGTATTTTGTATTGGGAGGCGACCGGCTGGTATTCGACCCTACAAATTCTTCTCTTACTGTCAGAGGGGCTATATATGCGAGCTCCGGGGAATTTCGGGGGAAGGTGTACGCTTCGGGCGGAGAGTTCACGGGAAAGGTGGTAGCAACTTCAGGCGAATTCACGGGGACAGTTCATGCTTCAGCAGGCGAATTTACAGGCACCATAACGGCGAGTTCCGGGAAAGTAGGTGATTTCGTTATCGACAACGGAAACCTTCTTAATACAAAGAATAGCGGCAATATTAAGTTTACCTATGGGGAATCCTATGTTCAGCTTGGGAATGAAAGTTCGTATAATAATAATTATGGCAATTTGACTATCAATGCGAAAGTATCGTCCGGGCTTGTCCGGGCTATAAGTGTGGGCGCATGGGGCGGCACTGATAATATTGCCATAGAAATATGGGATGGAGACATTCGCCTCAATGCCGACGCTAAAATACGAGGGATAGCAACATCGACCAAATATCTTTTTTCCGCAGGCAGCACATATCTAACAAGAGAGGACGATTATATAGAATACAACGGGTCGGAAACGACTCACATTTATCTGCCTTCGACTAACAACGATGGTAAAGTAATTTGGATTAAAAAATCGGGATCTGGTAACATAATAGTTCACGCTTATAATGCCGCCCATTATATCCGAATGGGATCAGGCCCCGTGAAGGATGTTACGATCAATTGGAATAGCGAATGTAAGTTTACATTTATCAACTCTACAAAATTTTGGAATTACGCAAACTACAATAACTAAAATTATGAAGAACATCGATTTAACGAATCTGCGGGTTTATTTGGATTTCGCCAGGACGAAATCCGAGGTCAGGGATTACCGGGTATCTATTGCCGACGCAATCTATACGGGGTGTCCCGGCATAGAATATCACGCATTGGTACATAAAATTTACGATAACGAAGGGCCAATTCAGCTTTCGAATAGAGAGGCTGAGCTTCTACAAAAGGTGGCCGAGGCCTGCACTCCCGCCGTATACGATGCGATCATGGAACAATTAAATTCTGAAGAATAACAAATCAAACGGGATCAGATGGAAACAGTATTGGCAATACTGGCTGCGGCTTTCGGCTCCGGATGGGCCATTCAAATAGCTTTCTATCGGTATGAAAAAAGAAAAAGAAAAGCAGAGGTCGAAAATGTCGAACTTGACTTAGATACAAAATATGATGAATTGCAAGAAAAACGGTTGGGTGAAGCTTATCAACATATTGACAGATTGCAAGGAGTTGTTAACTCCGAGCGTGATAAATGGATAAAACTGGCAAATGAAGTCGTCTTGTTAAAGGAAGAGTTATTGAATGAACGAGAGGCAAAAAAAATGGCTGAATTTGATCGATGCACAGTATCTAATTGCGATAAACGTACTCCCCCGAGAAAGTCGGTAAGCATAGAAAACAAATAGTAACAGAACAGTATTTTACGATTAAAGATATGGCAGACATCAATAAACTGGCCCCCTTTATCCGGAAATGGGAAGGCGGCTTCGTGGACGACCCTTACGATCAGGGCGGCGCAACGAATATGGGTGTGACAATCGCTACATGGCGACAGATAGGTTATGACAAGGATGGCGACGGAGATATCGATGTAGACGACCTTAAAATGCTTACGTGGGACGAAGTCGTCTCCCGTGTATTGAAACCGCACTATTGGGATCGGTGGAAAGCCGACGAGATCCGCAATCAATCGCTGGCTAACATCCTGGTCGATTGGGTCTGGGCATCGGGAGCCAACGGCATCAAGATTCCGCAACAGATACTCGGCGTTGCAGTGGACGGTATCGTAGGCCCTAAAACCATTGCCGCACTGAACGCCCGCGACCCCCGCGAACTGTTCGCTCAGATCAAACAGGCCCGGTTAAATTTCGTGGACAATATCGTTCGAAAGAAACCGTCTCAGAAGCGGTTTATCAACGGATGGAAATACCGCATTAACGAAATCAAGTTCGAGCCGTGAAAAAACTGGTAGTTATATTGGGAGTGCTTGCCGTATCGTGCTGCCGCCAGGCAATGCCGATCCGCTCGGAGTCAAAAGACAGTGTCCGGGTCGAGTATAAGACCGAATACGCGGAGAAGATACGGATCGATACGGTAAGGGTTCCTGTCCCCGCACAGTCGGCGCAAATACAGATCCGCGATAGTTCATCACACTTGGAAACGGACTTTGCAGAATCGGACGCACGGATCGGTACAGATGGAACATTGTACCATGACCTACGGAACAAGCCGCACACATATCCCGTTGCCGTTCCCGTCAAAGATGCCGAGAAAACAATAATTCGGGATAGTATTGTTTATCGTGACCGGTACAAAGAGATTCCCGTCCCGGCAGATTTGACGAAATGGCAAAAATTTTCGATATGGGCCGGACGGCTTGCTTTATTGGCATTAATCACATGGGTGGGATGGAAAATTTGGGGGTTAACAAGGAAGATACGGAATCGTTAAAAAATACCCTTTTTGAATCAAAAGGTACTGCATTTGATACCCACAAATAAGAACAGCGCTGATAATCAATGCAATTCGTACTGTATAAGGGAGTGCGGATATTGTTACGTAAATCGCTATTTGGTCACAAAATAAACGCGTTAACGATAATAATGCTGCATAGTTGTGATGAAAAATACCATCTTGTCACAATAATTTGATACTGCATCCTGGTACTGCATTCTCAATGCCCGTATTCAAAGATAGTTCTTTCTTCGGACAACGTCAACTATTCGATTGATTTTACAAGATCTATTTTTATTTCCTCGTCGATCTCGCGGTACCGGCTGAATGCGCGACTTCCTTCCTTATGTCCGGAAAGAGATCCCACCAGATTGGGGTCTTTCACTTTTTTGTAAAGGTTTCCGATAAACGTGCGCCGGGCCATGTGAGAGGATGCTACATCGCATATCGGTACTTGCTTCTGCTCCTGCGTAACCGTATCCAAAATGGTGACTAATCTATTTATACCGGCGATAGACAGCATTTCTTTAATTGCATCATTGTATTTCTGGGATGATATGTAGGGAAATAGCTTATCCTCATCATTATCATCATACTTTCCAAGTATCTCCTTGGCAATAGAATTAAGAGGCACGCGGATCACTTTCGCCCTGTCTTCTATGGTTTTGCGGGGGATGTACTCTATCGCTCCGTTTATCACATTGGATTTAGTTAATGCCATCAGATCGGATATCCTACACCCGATCAAACATTGAAACACGAAAATATCCCGCTGTCGGGCAAGGCTGGGCCTAAATGAAAAATCAAAATGATATAGCGCATTCCGTTCCTCGATAGTCAAATAAAAGGGGGTTCCATATGACGCGTTCTTCATTTCGAAATTCTCATAGGGGTAATTATTTGTGTATCGCTTCGTTTTGCACCAGTGGAAGAACGTACGTAATTTGTTGTGGATCGAAGCAATGGTATTCCTCCCCCTTTGCTTCGGAGTTCTGGTTTCGGGGCAGGCTTCGTATATGTGTTTGTACGCCCGGATGCAGATCACCCCGCCCGATTCGTTGTGCGTGAAAAATGTATGTTCTTTGACCAGGAAATCTTCGAAATCCGCAAGTATTTTAGGCGTTACATCATCTAATGTTAGTTTATTCCTACTGTATAGCTCATACCGTTTTAGGGCCCGGTAAATCACCTTATGATTAGTAATAGTAACATCCGACATTTTGTGCGTCAGCAAGTAATCGTCGAACGCATCGAAGAAGCCAATTTTAGCGTCTTCTTCTTTATTGTCTTCATTGTTTTGTTCGCCGTAAAACCTGTACTGAATCTTGGATATAAATTCCTTCGGATCGGGGGCCTTTCTGCAAGTTTTGAACTCTGACAACGTTTCTTTGGCTGCGATCTCCCACTTATCCAAAGTGTCGTTATCCTCGTTGGCTTCGGGATTCGACGTAGTGACCTTTATGCGCTTTTTATTCTGATTCCACATCCTGACAAGACAGGAAACGCCGGTACTTTTCTTGTATTTCTTTCCTTTAAAAGAAACAAGAAGCGCAATCGGTGATCTGTCGCGGGCTTTATTGGTTAGGATGAAGGTTATCATAATTATTGACTATGTTATAAAAAGCCGCTACATGAGCGGCTTAAATAGATGGTGTTTGATCGGGGCACCGATATATTAATTTGATTTCAAATCCGGATACTCTTTAAGATATTCATCTCTTAATGGGAGGCTGAGCACAAAACAAACATCCGCTATCGTAAATCCATAATCCTCTTCAGTTCCGTCTTGTTTCTTCAACTTGATAGCTGGTGCATTATATACAATGTTTTTTATATTATCGAATATCGGATCACTCAGAAGTTCAATACATACCTCTTTAGCATATAATTCTACATCGAGCGGAGTTGCGGGATTCTTGTTTTTTATTTTATCTATCAGCAATTGTCTATTGTCGGCAATAAACTTATCCCCGCCAATAATATCGTAGATCATCTTTCCATTCGGATTTAATACTCTAGGGCTGTTTTTCATAGACAATATATTGGCCGCTCGCTGGTCTTTGTTTACTAAATAGTCTTTTATGCTTTTGATGTCCATTCGCATACTATTAATATCAGTGCGTAATCCGCCGACCGCATTCTTGACTTCCGCAATATCCGTAGCGTGATTCTCGCATTTCTTTATCCGGTTATTGACCCTCTCAAACCTACCACGCAATATCCATGCAATAACAACACATGCCAGCACAACAAATATGCCGGGGTAATTCGTCATTATCCAAGACCATAAAGCATCAAGCATAAGTCCACTGTTTGTAATCATTGCAAAGCTAATAAACTATTCTTTTCGTTTCAAATATAAAACTATTTTTTTGCATGATTATTATATAAATAAAAAAGCCCCGGACAAACCGAGGCTTTCTTTCTACCGCTGTGCGGTTTTTCGATCTTTGAGCAAGTCGATCAGTTTGATAACTGCTTCGATTGTTACCAAAGTCGGAAAATATTACAGTTTATTTGCAGGTCTAATTTTTTAGCCCCATATTTGTATTACGAAATCAAAGAACAATTAACAATGCCAACGATTTTATACATTTTCGGATTGCGCTTCTACTTCTATTCGGATGAACATCGACCTATCCATGTACATATTGAGTATGGAGGCAATGACGCTAAAATCGAAATCGAGACAAGGGATGTGAAGTACAACCGAGGAATTAAAGCTGGCGATTTGCGCCGCGCGTTGCAGATAATTGAAATGTACGAAGCGGATATCATTGCCAAATGGAATGAATATTTCGGAGACGAGGAATAGCCGGAAGGCACAATTAATACGATTATGGAGACGATTACAAAGGTTTGGTTTGATGGTGGCCGCATCTATATCGCCACCGATGACGGTAAAACATATAACCGTCCATTAGAGTGCTTCCCCATACTCAAAGAGGCTACGGACGAACAGCGGGAAGCGTGGAAAATAAACAAGTTCGGAGACGCTATACGCTGGGAAGGGATTGACGAGGATATACACTTGTCGAGTTTTTACGATACTCGCAAGCCGGACGAGAATAACGTGATAGGCAAAGTATTCCGCAGATTTCCACAGTTGAATGTTTCGGAGGTCGCCCGCACGCTCGGTATACATAAAAGCCTGCTATCAAAGTATATATATGGCACAAAAAAACCGTCAGAAAAAAGAATCGAGGAAATACTGAATACCTTGCGACAATTAGGACGCGATTTGTCGCAAATAAGCGCATAATTATTAGCTGAAGATCATAGTCCCGACTTTTGCCGGGACTATGTTTTATTGTATTAGATTAGATTGTCTTTTCAGTGCTCCCTGGTGGATTCATTATGCCGTTCTGCGACTCATCGACTGATAACTTCATCCATTATTTTGACTTGGCTGATGCGTTTGTATCCTCCGGTATAGGATTCGACGCGCTGTTCTCTGTCTTTATCCTTTGCGCTTCATCTTCCCGGTCAGGAGCGAGTCCTAGCTTTTGTATCGCAGTCTCAAGAGATATAACGCCATCTCGATAAAGGGCACCTATCACACTCCATTGCTGTTGTACATCCTCGTTAAAAGGTTCGGCAAATTCGTGGGTAATCTGCATTTTCAGAAGGGAATCTCTTAAATGGACGTGAGTCACATTAGCCATTATAGCGATGATAAGATTCTTTTCCCGATCAACGAGTTCATCGTATATCTCCATGCGATTCTGCCGCTTCATATAACCCAGAATCATTGCCCTTTTTAAAGCATCCCCGGAGAGAGTCCCCAGCCCCAGCATACTTTCATAATCAAATTTAGGAGTCATAGTATCCTGATGAATCGATTCCCTTAAAACCTTTTTCTCACCCTCTTTCATGTCGGAGGCCGTCGGAGGGGTAACGTATTCGAAAACGCTGTTTTCGCCGTCGCATTTGAGCACTTTACCAACCATTTCAGGATCCACCAATGAATCATATATATCGGCCGATATTTTCACAATCGGATCGGCAAAATAATTATTGACATCTGCAGCCTTTGAATCAATCATTTCGTCCCGATTAATACGCAATTCCGCGCCACCCCATTCCTTTTCCTGCAGGTAATAAATGACATTTATTTTTCCGGATGGGTTCGGCGTTATCTTGATATCCCAATTCAAAGAACGAGGAGATCGTTTGCATTTGATTATGTTAGCAGAAGTCTGAATATCGAAATGCTCTATTGTGACCCCATTTTCCTTGAGGTAATAACCGTATCCAAAGGCTATCATATTGTGGTATTGGTCGAACATGGGACGCAGAGTATGCCCTAATGACCTTGCCAATAAAACCACTTTAACTTCCGGCGTAAATGTCTCTTCGTTGCGGTAAATATGATACAGTTTAGCGCACTCCGTTTCTGAGCCAGCAATCCTCTTCGCTTGACGCATGGTCGTATTGAATCGAGTCGATGCCAAAAATTTATTGTAGGCGGCGAATGCTTCTTCGTATTGATCGACATCCTCTTTGCTCCATTTGATCGGATTCGCCAAAAGAAAATATAGCGCTACCTCATTAATATGCCTCTGCCATGCCCGCGGTAATTTCTCGACTTTATACGGTTCCTTATTCTTCCTTATTTTGTTTTTCCGAAACATAACTTCGTGCGTTTCGGGATTGTATTCCATAATAGCTTGGTCAACTTCATTGTCCCTGTTTTGAAATAATGTCATCGCTTTAGACACATCCCCATCACGAATAAGTTCATCAAGCGTCCTTTTAACTCCGATGACATTCAGACTGATATTTTTAATTGTTTTCCAAAGATTCCCAAAGTATTCCATGTCTTTAAATTAAAATATTCCTAAATCCTCTTTTGTGTACGTGGCTTTGTTACGTGATTTAATCCTTTTCTCTACACATCCGGTCAGCGCATCCGGCGCATCGTCGTGAGCATTCTTCCCTTCTTTCGTGTATCCTGTTATGGCTCGATAAAATTCCGGCCACCTCCGATCCCATCCGGAGGGGAAATAGGTGATATTATTCACATCAGCCGACTTCGTGAATATCCGTACTTGTTTATTCTCAGTCTGAGCGAACCACGAAATACGGGTCTTACTATTCCCCATCAGGCGACATTGTCTTTCTACATTCCGGGCAAAGCCACGTCCCCCGTTATTACTTTCAATATTAGCTACTTCTATCCGATGTTTAGAAAGCATTTCGGCGGTCGCGGGTTCCGTGTACTCCATAGGTTTTTTTGTATAAAGCACGTCGATCACATAGTTCCCTTCAGGCTGCTCTACATAACAAATGGCACACAGGTAATCGTCGCCGGTATCTGCTGTATCCACATAGGCTTTACGCATAGAGTCACTCGCATAAGGTATTATTTCATATGTTTTGAACTCCCGATACATCAGACCTTCGGCTGGCTTGGGGTCTTGCATGTATTGCGTGTTGAAAGTAAATTCATCCGCATCCCGATATACCTTCAATTCTTTTAAGGGGAAGCGGGATTCCCATAACGCGTGTTCAGTAGGCAATCCCTCGTCTACGATGGCCGAGAATCTCACAACATCCCATACTCCCCCTTCTTCGATTGTTCCCTCTGTATCCAACAGATATCCGCAGAAGTCGTCCGGAGCAAGCCTCTGTGCTGTCACGATAACCGGCGTACGTGTATCGTTAAGGCGATTCTTGAACGTAGATGTCCACAGCCCTCCAATCCGGGACTTAATCGTGGTCGAAAAGGCATCTTGAGCCTTCATAGGATCATCTATATTCATCGAACCGCTAAACACCTCCGCTCCGAGCTTACCGCATCCAAACCCCGTAATTTGACCCATAAAAGGCGCTGCATAGAACACTCCGCCAGCAGAAGTGGATATACTCCCTTTTGCGTTATTCGATAGATCTACATGGGGGAAAAAAGCCCGATAGTTGGGATTTTCCATGATTCTGCGAATATTCGTCGCGTTGCGGGTCGTAAGCTCATCGCTACTGGACAGGTGCATGAATTCTGAATGTGGATTGATAGCGAACCCCATCGCAGTGAAGGATACCACAGCTAACTCCGTTTTTGAGTGGCGCGGCGGGATATTCAATATTAGTCGATTAGTGGGATGTTCACCCCGGAGTATTTGATCCAGTTTCCGACAGATTTCCCGATGATGCTGAGATATCAGAAAGGGACTCCTGTTCACCGCCTCAAACATTGCAGCGGCGAATGTTAGAGATCCCTCTTTGAGCAGCAGGTCGCCCACCTTCGAATAATCATCCATCCGTCTTTCCTTCTTTTATCAACTGGAGCAATCTGTCTGTACTTAACGTAGGTTGCGGAATGTCGTTCCCTTTGCTGTCCGTATTAGCTATTTTTGAAGGTGCATTATAACCAAGCATATTCACGATACTATCGAGCGATTTCTGTTTGTCATAACAAACGATTTTTACTTGTTCGTCAATAATGATCTCCCCCTCATCAGTAACCCGCTTGGTTTGTTTAGTCTCAACCGACTTGATACACGCTTTTTCATCTTCCGTAAGGACTTCAAACTCCTTGAGCGACATCCATCCACTTCGAATACGGGTAGCATCGGAGAATGCGATCTTTTGGTGTTCGCGAACAATCTGGAGAGCTGAAATGCCGGCGGCCTCGGCAAGGTGGCTCTTGAGATAATCTATCCGCCCCGTTACTGCCCCGTTATGAAGTAATTCTCCTGACCTTTTCCAAATCGTTTCTTCGCTCATGTTCGAGCAGTCATAGGCAAAGCGATACGCCTCGGACGCGTTACCGCATTCGAGGTATTTGTTACAGAACTTCTCCTGTTTTATCGTCAATCCCTTCGCCATTTAACTATCCGTTTTTATCCTATCGTTATGCCACTCCATGAGCCGAATAAATACCGACTCCACCTGTTTGCGGAAATGCCGATATTGAGAATACCAGAATGCCGCACTTGCCCCGATATTGCTGATCGCTGTAGGGGATTTGTATCGAAATAACTTCTGAAGTTCATTACGAACACCTGTACGTATTTTACCGCCGGCAAGCGTTGCAGGAGAGTACAGGTATAGGATAATGAATACGAATTGTTTCTTCAGGCGACCGGACTGTTTAAACTGACTTTTATCATCGGCGACAATTCGCCTGAACTCGTCATAAAGTAGGGGTATCAACGACATATCCGAAAATTTAGGCTTGCTCAACAGAGCCTCTTTTTCGATGGCGTCCCGCTTTACGAACTTCACGTATTTAAGTTCCGATATCTCCTGAAACATAGGTGTAAAACCTTATATTGCAAAGGTCAGTACGTCCGGCGCATTATGCAATAGTTTCGAAAAAAAATAGCACCTTTAGGGAAAGAATAACACGGGGAAAGTATGCGCTTAATTTAGCTCTTTCATCCTATTGCAAATGCCATACAATCGATGGCAGAGAAAACGCGCATCTCCGAACTTATCACACATTTGGAGAAAAGGGTTGCGGGGGTATTTTACCCCCGCAATTACCCCTCTAAAACCTGAAGCAGTTCCTCTTTTATCTGTTCGAATTTAGGCTGGGATAATTCTGATTCCAAGTATTTTAGTAACTCTTTTATTTTACTGTCCCGATCCTGCGCTTCATAAGCGCAAATATCTCCTTCGTTGTTCATATCAATAGTCTTTACATTTACAACAAACAAAAGGGTGTATATATTCCCATAGCAGGGAATTTAGATTGCCGGTCAGGTAGGCAACATCTTCGCCGCCTATCTCAAGCCCTTCGGCAGCGGCGATGTGATCGGTCAAATGCCTTAATTCGTGCTCGAACGAGTTTAAGAATTGCGCCGGCGACGAACTCCGGGCTACGACCATAACCGACCGGTGCGAATTTGAATAAGTCAACCCCGTATCCAGTGCACATTGGGTCATATTATTGTAGGCCCTGTTCATAATATCGGGCGGGCATCCGATCCGGGATAGGGAGTCCATAATCTCGTCCGTATAGTAGCAAGTAACGGCAAGATATATTCTTATCTTCCAATCGTATTTGCGTATGCGTACCTCTGCGGTAATCATTCTTCGATATATTTTTTTATACGCTTACACATCTTCCGACGTACGAACCTGGGTAAGAAAGTAGCTTCCTTGTCGACATACTCCAATAACCGCTGATGATCGCTGGGGGACATGCTGCCGATGACCGACCGGAGGCTTTCACCGGCTAATAATCTTTGGGCATACTCGTTCATTTCTTCGTCTTTTTAGGTTGTTCGTCTTCCTGATCGTCCTTGCCCCAAAGGACATCGACGTTCAGATACAAAATCAGCCAAAGCCACTGCACGAGCGTACAATTTTTGCACTTATCTTCTTTTCCTTCAATGAAGTCGGACACACGTCCGGCTATTTCAAGCACATCGTCATCACCTTTAGCTATGGATTTGGAATAATCCAGGATATACTGTTTCAATTCTCTTTCTTCCATGATCTTTATATTTAATTTGAATAAAATAAGGGCACTCCGGCATGATTCGGAGTGCCCCGCCGGTTACAGAAATTCTTCCCAGGCAAGAGGTTCCCCCTTTCCTATGCAATCCGCATAGTACCGGGTAAGTGCGATGCCGTCATAGCCGTCCGGATCATCGATGTAAGCCTTCACATACTGCAAAATGGCAGCTTCCGAGGCTAAAGGTTTCGGATAAAAGTCCGAATAGGCCATATTAGCGACGTACATACAGTCGTATCCCTTCGCTTTCTCAATTGTAATTCCATTACGTTCGAGGGCCTGTTTTACCTGCTCGTGATCCCAATGATGACTTGTGCCGTCGGCATTCTTCATCCTCTGGGGGTTGGTTGCATACTCGGCCAGCTTTTTACTGAAATGCCAGCCGTGATTGGAGAGGTATTCTCTCATACCTTCCGGCAATGCTTCGTAAACATCAAGCCGTCCCATAACCTAATACCTTCTACGCCTGTATTCACCGGCATACGGCCCGGTACCCTTGACTCCGCGGCGATCTCCGTAGCCTTCCCCATCCATGCGGCGCATTTCATAGTCCCCGCGCGGATAGTCTGAACGATCTCCATATCGACCGCCGTCCATCATTTCTCGACGCATATCCTCGCGGCCTTTTTCATAGGCTTCATCGAGCATATAATCCACGTCTTCTCGTTCGCTGCCTCCGTGAGCGCGTCCGATTACCATACCATTCCAACTCATAATCATTTAGCTGTTTTTGGTGTTCCTTGTTTGTCGAAAAGGCCCTTTATATCCTCCAGGCTCGGAACCGAACGAATGATACTCTTTATTTCGCTCAATTCGTTGTTCAGACGCTTGATCTCTTCGTCCTGAGCCTTCGCTTTCGCATAGGAAGGATCGAGATCCTTTAAAATCTGATCGTAGGCTGCCAGGTTCGCTTTGTGACGTTCGAACGAATTGATGATATCCGAACTCTCTTTCTGCGCCGCCGTGATAGCTGGCATCAGACCTTCGCGCGTCATGGAGACGGTAAGCCCATCCTTCGATACGACATCCAGATTAACCGGAACTCCCCAGGGCTCGTTGTTCTCAATAGTGATATTGATGTACTGCTGCTGGAAGGGCGTTAGTTGTCCGGGCGTCGGCTGCGGATAGTACGGCACGCCGACCTCCTTGACTGCTGCCGTATAGAATTTCGGAGTTTCCCGTGTGTCGAGCACATAAACAGATGATCCTTTTCTCAAATTTTGGAACATGATTTTTAATTTTTAGGAAAGCCCAGGGGGATTGCCCTCCCTGCGCTTTCGTTTTTTTACTTTGAATTTTTACTTGCTGCAGGTTCAGCGGATGCAGTCGGCGCGGGGGCCGCGCTTGCCGTAAATTCCAGAAAACGGATTATGCCGTTTCGCTTATCGATATAGGCAAGGCGTTCGGTGCTCCCCGTAACATCGGCTCCCGTGACATTACTGTTCTTGCTATCTACTACCGGAATTTTCGTTGTTCCCGTGGTAGTGCTGGCACTGGAAACCGTAGACTGGCCGTTGTTCGGCACTGCGATTGTTACCGGAAGAGACTCGCTTCCCGCCGGCGCATCTGCATGTACACTGAGCAAGACCACGCTTTTGCATGGCAAAGCATTGTAACAGATAGGGGAAATCCCGTAGTCCACCGAAGCATCGGTAATCTGTACTGCGTTAGTCCGGAGTTCATAAATCCCACCTATATCCACTCTGGGGATAAACGATCCCGGAAAAACAACTCTAAAGTCTGCTCTTGGATACATAATCACCTCCTTTTTGCTTAGATTACGGCATTTGCAGCGCATCCGCAAAACGGAGACGAAGCAACGGCCACCGTAGGCGTGTAGCAACAATTCGGATTCTGAACCATGTAAGCCGGAACCGGCGCCGGGGCTTTGAGTTGGCTGACGATATTCGCAGTCTGGTACTGCAAGCTGGCTGCCGTAGCAAGCTGTGAGTTCTCGCGGCTGAGTTCGTCGATACGATCCTGCAAACGGGCTTTTTCCAGCCAGCAGAACTTATCGTTGATGATCTGCGTCTGTGCGTCGATCTTCGCTCCGATGATGTTGAACTGCGTGTTGGCCGTAGATTGCAGCGCATTGGTCTGGTTGATCGTCGCGAGCTGATTTTCGTAGCCCATTTTCACGATGTCCTGGCGGACGTTGCAGCAACATTCGGCGATCTGATTGCCGATCTGACAGCCCATCGACTGAATGGAGTTGATAATCTGCTGTCCGCTCATTCCGATCTGACCGCCGATTTTATCCACCGATCCCTGAAGGCTGCAAATCGCGCCCTGAAGCTGCGTTGTCGAACAGTTCAGCGAGGCGGCCAGTTGGTTGATCGCTGCGCCGTTGCCCTGAATTGCATTCATCAGCAATTCACGACCCGCATCGTTGTTAAGCTGTGCCGGAAGACCGTTAGCACCATTGTTGCCAAAACCGTTGCCGCCGAAGCCGCCCCAGCAGAAGAACAGCAGGATAATCCAGATCCACCAGCATCCGTCCCCGCCGAAACCATTCCGGTTGTTGTTGCCGTTCATCAGGGCCGCAACGAGGTTCGGGTCCATACCTTTGTTCTGCATCAGCGCCGGAATCATCGCCATGATGTCAGATCCCTTAGACCCGCCGTCGCCGAACATAAAAATATCTTTGTCCATAGTTATTGATTGATTATTAATTCTCGACCCGCTTACGTGGGGCCGTTACCGATAGCGCTATGGAACAAAAATAGAAAGGGGCGGTACAGCGTACCACCCCTTTGCAAAATAGTATAAAACGACTGATTTACTGTCGTGTAAGTGTAAAATTAATTCGATTCTTCACATGCGTTTTTCAGCATGCAAAGCAGCTCATTTATCAGCAGCAACAATTCCCGGCGGAATACTTCGTCTTCGCCCATGCGTTTGATTACGTCCAGGGCCGTATATTCATACTCGGTCATCGTGAAACAGGTTGTAGATGAATTCGCGGCCCTTTTCCGTCCAATATAGATGCTGTTTGGTAAACTGTTGGCCGGTCGTGCTGCTGATGTAAGTATGCGTTCTATAACCTTCGTATCCCTGGCCCCAGTATTTCGCATACAGTACGTAGGTGTCGCTTTGCCGGTATATAATACCGCGCTTCACCAGCATATCGTTAAGCCGTCTTGCGCTAACGCCCAATTGATCGGCTATCACGTTTGTCGTAATCAGGCTGTCCGATTGCAATACTTTATTGTAATATTGCACCATCGGCGCGGCCTTTTCGATTTGCTCATTTGCCAGTCTGTTTTCTTCGGCAAGGCGCTCCTTCTCGGCCCGCTCTTGCTTCAACTGCGTTGCGAGCTTTATGATCGTATCCGGATCGGATAACACTTCCTCTACTTTCCGGTCGGTCAGGTAGGCCCCATGTTTGCGGACGGATGGCAGGACTTCGGTCGTCACCCACCGTTTGAACTGTTTTGCGGTAGGTAATTTAGACCCGAAAACAAGGGAGTAGACTCCGGATTCGTTGATAACCATTATTTTAGAACCTTTCATGTGAGGGGGTAACGATTCGTTCACCTCTTGTAAATCAGATAGTTGTATTAATGTTCTATCATCTGCATCTGTATGATCTCTTAAAGCCTTTTGCGGATTTTCATACCCTAATATGTTAGCCACATCTATGCCAGCAAAGTAGGGTTGATTTTGCAATTCGACTACTCTTATTTGCCCGAATTGCTGATTATTGAAAATTTGCATGGTGTTCATGGCTACCCCCTTTTAACAATTCTACCAGCGTTAACGCATTCTCTGAAGTTGTAGACCGGTTGCGGGCCGGTGATGGTGCGGTCTTCGATGAGACGGGATAGGGATTCGAGAAGTAATTTTGCATGCCGAAGGGTAACTACGATCTGATCGTTGCCCTGCTGAATGTTGAAAAGGGATTCGTTACCCTCTTTAGAAACCTTGTAGACGGTTAGCGATCCCGTTGGTCTTTCGATAACGCAGCCGCATGAAGTATAGCGGGCCGCGTAGGTTGTGTTGTTGGACATGACTGTAGACATTTAAAAGTTAAAATTTGGCAAAATAAAAGCGATTGCCATTTACGCTGTCTACAGTCGATGAACCACCCCGAAGAGCATTCAATAACTTACGTAAAGGCAATCGCCGTTTCTATATGGACATAAAAAAAGCCCAACATACTGAGCAATCTGACCGCTTGCCCTGCGAGATGATTAAGTACATCGAACTGTAGACATCACAAATATACAAACTATTTTTTAATTACCAATTAAAAAGATCGTTTTTAACAAAGATTTGTTGTTCAAATTCTTTTGGTACTTAACTTTCTGATTATCAGACATACCCTGTTTTAGGGTATATCTGATAATCAATAAGTTGTGTGAGCGGTTAGTTTAGTTATAAAAACCTGCACAAATTTGCATTGCTCAATAAAAGGCACTATATTTGTACAAGAAAACGTACAAAAGTGCGTACAAATGAAAAAGATTATGGATGCAATTACTATTAGCCCTTCGGAGTTTCGGAACAATCAAAAAAAATACTTTGACATGGCCGAACATACCCGCGTATTTGTGAAGCGCGGGCGTAAACTTATTGAATTAGTGGTTAGCGACGGTATCAGTCTTAATCCATCCCCTTCAGGCGATCCCTGGTTCGACGATCCGCGAAATATCGCCGAACTGTCCCGCCGTATCAAGGAATACGAAGCAGGCAAAGCCGGAGAAGGAATTATTTATGATCCAAGCAAGTCACTATGGGACAATATAAAATAATCGTAAAAGATAAGGCCCGCAAAGATCTGCAAAAGCATCATAAGAGCGGCAATAGAGCGATTACCAGGCGTATCGAACAAATATTTATCGAACTTGAAGATCATCCCCAAACGGGAATAGGCAACCCTGAACAACTCAAACATGAATATAGCGGTTTTTGGTCTCGGCGGCTAAGTTCGGAACACAGATTGATATATCGGATAAACGAGGAAACGGTTGAAGTGCTTGTCGTATCCGCCCTGGGGCACTATCAATAGTCAAACCTCTTTATTTTTGATCTTAACCATATCGCTGTACCTGTATAGCCGTTCCTTGCAGACGGGTATCCCGGAACGCGATATTTTCGCGTTGAAAGCCGAATCGGACTTGCCGGTGATTCGTTTCGCCTGCTCATAGTCAACTTTGACATCCCGAAATGCCATAATCACCCTTTTCGCCCTGTCGAGATCATCCTCGGTTATGTTTTTGAAGAATCCCGCATCGAGCATGTCGGCGATCTCCCGTAGTAAATCAGACGTTCCAGCCATAGAATAATCTGTTTTCGCAAAGGTCAATAGGTCCGGGACATTATGCAAGTATCAGCTTTATTTTTTCATCCTGCGTTCTTTGATTCGAGCCCGCCGGTCTACCACCTTGCAATAGAACTCCACCCGCCGAAGTTCGTCTATCAGTTCTTTCCTTGTGAAGTTAATGTGAACCGTTGAGTCGTCGCGTCTGCCGCCTCGTCTTCTTTTTATTGAAGGTGTCGTCATGTTTTTCAATATAAAATTTATATCTTTGAGGATGTCTGGGCGGACGTTGGCAGGGACGAACTTTCGGGGGAGTCCTTGCTTTTTTATGCTATCTTGTGAGTCTGGCAGTATTCATAGTCTATCTTCCATTTATCCCATAGTTCGGGGCGTTTTTGCAGGTAGTCATATACCTCCGATTCATCGACCAAAATATCCGTTCCTTTCTTCGTGGTCTTGATAATCCGCTGCCGAATCAAAAACCAGATGCGGATTTCGGCAATTTCCAGCTTCTTTGCGAGCGATTTAATAGTTATCATGTTTGAGTTGCTTGTATTTGTTCATTACTTTGTCTGAATATTCTTCCCCACCGTTGGGGTTATGGAGTTTTAAGGCCCTTTCGAATGATTTCCCAGGATTGTGGTATTCCTGTATCGTTTCCCATATTTCGATGGATTTTAGGCGGTCGAAACGGTCGGAATCGACGAATTTGTCAAACCCTATGATACGGTTGGCTTCCTTTACGGCGATGGGCCGTATTTGCAGTACTCCGCCATCGTCGTTTTTACCTACGGCCCGTTCGTTTCCTTTGCTTTCGACGTAGATCAGGGCTTCGATGAATAAATCCCAATCCGAACGGATAATCGGTGTAGTCCTTTTAATTTCCGGCGGCGGATCGACTATAATGGAATCAAACCGTATTTCTGGAATCCTGTACGCTATGCGCTCTACCCGAATCAGGATGATAACGAGTAGGGCGGTGATTATGGATAAAAGTGCTTTCATATTAAACTGTTATTTTCTGAACTATGCGCAACTCCCCTTCATATCCGCGAGCACGGAGTTCCGCAATTAATTCGCGCGGGCTGAAGTCCCGAAGTGCGTTATTGCTACCAGGCATAATTTTGTCTCTTTTAGCTTTAATACATGCCTTACAATAAGGCTGAAGCCCGTCTTTTGTTGCCGCATTTTTATGAAATTGGCTAATAGGCAATTCGTTGCCGCATGATGAACATTTTTTGTTTCCATAGTTTAATATTGTTAAACGGTTATTTATGTTCAACCAGTCGCCATTCGATATAAAAATTATCAACAGCATAAGGCTTGATGCGTTCATGTAATTGCCATCCGGTAATAAGATCCAACCTTCCGTCCGGTTCTTTTGCTAAAATCATATCGCATCCATTAGGTAAATATTCTTCTATGCTAATCCAGCGATTGGCCCATTCGACGCCTGCGAGGAACATGCGTATCATATCATCCACGTATAATTCATCTTCCTCTGTTGAATCCATTACTAAACTTTGTGAGGCACGGGCACACCGTCGGGCCTTTTCTTCTATTGATTCCATTTTTTTGTTTTTTTTATTTCAAATACTCTAAATTCCCGATTTCCTCAGAGTACCATAGCCCGATCCAGAAGCTATCACAGTGAGCTCGGTGTGCATTGATAACCCTGTTGTTTTCATGGATATCGTGAATGACATATACCCGATCCATCGGATTCATTTCATATCTATGGCTTTCCAATAGCTTTTCAAGAGCATGATAATCCATGATTTTTTTCTTAAAATCGCTTTGCGCCGAGACAACAGATATACATTCGACAATTAAGATTGCTCCTGAAATTACCGTGGTAATGATAGCTCCATCCGAAGGAGAAAGCCATTTCTTTCCGGTTACAATCCACCAGATAACTCCGGTGATAAACAAAATCCCTGTAATGATTAAAAGTCCCATGAGTTTATTATTATGCCTCTCGGCGGTTAAACATTATCTTAGTAATATCCCCACACTCAGGACAGCATATATGCCAAATTTCAGTATAATCCGATGGATGGATATAGACTTTTAGTACATCTTGCCGCTCGTATTCGAACTGGCAGCCGCAAGCGCAGCATTTACGTAAAAATACGGTATTAGCGTATCGGTCTCCGTGTCTAATTATCTTCTTCATAGTCTCTAATTTTCCATTTTCTTTTAGTCTTTGAAAGTTTCTGAGCTCCCGAATAGCCCAGACGAATCGTCTTCTCCTTTCAGCAATTCGGGGTTGTCGTGGATGTTGCCAATTGCTTCAAAGACATAACACCATATCTCCTGATCTTCGCCATCGAAATCCGTAAACTTGAATCTGTTGTATATGTAGCGAATCACGCTACGCATAGTTTTTTTCATCAGATTCTCCCATTCAACTATATCCCCCTCGTAAATCTCCTTGCCGTTTTTGTCTTTCAACCCCGTGTACTGGCCGATAGTATTGGGATCAACTTTGATAGGTTCGTAGCCATCGGCTTTAATATACGAGTAACGACCGCATCCGTCACATAACTCCATTTCAAGATAGTATCCTATAATCCACTTCCCATTATCGAGGCGCTTGCCCCGGAATTTAATTTGTCGCATAATCATTATTTTTTTGGTTCGATTAGCCGCCAGTGAGTCGGTTTATCTATGTACTCCAATTGCCATTCACATCCATTCCACACCGCTAATTCATACCCTTTTATGTTTGTTTTTGCGGTTTCGTCGGTGTTAGGGGACATAGATTCCTCTTTCACCAACACCAATCGTCCTTCTTCCGGAAGTTGCTCGCTCACCGGAATCCATCGCCAGGCATCGGCAAAACCCCTGCGATAACCAAACTCTTCGCCTGCGAGGAAATCTCGCTCAGAACGAGATTTGCAGGCATCACGGCTGACCTCCCATTCAAGGGTGGATTCTCTATTCCATAATGTTTCGGCGTACTCTCTGGCCGCTTCTTTTGCTGTTCTCATTTTCTCTAATTCTTCATTCAGTCCCATTGCCAATGCCCGGCAGATGGGCGGTAGAGTCGTCATTATTTCACCAGTTTAAATTCTATTCTCCAAACAACGGGGTTTTTATTCCAGGTTCCACGTCCGCTGATCTTGTCGATGAGCGAAGCAAAGGCTTCGCGGGGATCGCTTTCTATTAATCCGACATATACAGGATTACGATACATGGGTTTTGGCATTTTACTCCATAGTTTTTCATAAACCGACATCAATTCAATTCCCTCCATCAAACAATCCTCTTTGGTTATATCCTGCAACCGTTCGGCACGAACATCGAGTATTCGTATTTGGTGTGGCATCAGATCGGCGCGGACAAACATTTTATTATTCCATCCAGCCGTTCCAGATACTACGGCATTTTTGAAGTTATCGAAACGACAATCTCCAAAGTCTCCGGCCATTAACTCTTTATGTATATCCTCATAACGCTGCGCCACGGCCACAATTTCATCCCTTCGGTAAGGTTCAAAAAGGCACTCCCAGCCATCATCGTTGCATCCATATAATCCGTCACGCATTCCTATGAATGGCTGCCATATCCGAAACTCTGAATATTTCCCCGAAACATCGACTACTCGTCTCGTTACGGTCTTTCGACCCTCGATTACCGCTTGTGTCAGGCCGTACCGGTCGTTAAACATGATCTTTTTCATCGCTTTACATTTCAATCGTGATATCGACGTTCTTTTTCAGCACATCGGCTATACCATTGCTAACCGCGAGGTAGTACCCGGCTTCATCCCTGCTGGGCATGAAATAGAAATACCGATTTTCTGCGTGCATAG